GTTCGTTGACGCGGACCATGAGTATGTGTCCGTGAAGCAGGATCTTGCCGTGTGGTGGCCGCGCCTGCGTTCTGGTGGGCTACTTGCCGGTGACGACTATGGCCACCCGCGATACCGCGGGCTTACTAGGGCGTGGGACGAGTTTGAAGTAGAGCAGAAGATTTCGTGTCACCGCGATGCAACACCGTGCGGCACACTCATCTGGACGGTGAAGCCATGAACGTACTGGCCCTTGGTGTGTATCGCACGGACGTGCCGAGTTTGGTCAGAAATATCTGCGCTGAATTGGCGCTCTCGAACGCAGTCACGCAGCGCTGGCAGGCCGCGGTTGCGCCAAAGTTCGTGATGATCAACCGCATGCTGACGAGTGGATACGCGGACTTTGACTACCTGCTCGTTGTAGACGACGATGTGGAGCTGTGCGATGGCTTCGTGGACAAGTACTTGGCGTTGGTAGAAGAGGCAGACCTGGCGCTCGCGCAGCCTGCGCGCACTCCAACAAGCACGATTCATCACCCGGTTGTGCGTCAGATCGTAGGCTCGCGTGTGCGGCGTACCCGTTTCGTTGAGATTGGCCCGGTGTTCTCCATTCGTCGAGACCTGTTCGGTGCGCTGCTTCCCTTCGACGAGGAGTCGCCGATGGGGTGGGGTTACGATTATGTGTGGCCACGCGTGGTCGCAGGCGCAGGATTGCGCATGGGCATCGTTGATGCTACGCCAGTTGCGCACGCGTTTCGTCCCGCGATCAGCTACGACATTAGTCGAGCAGCGCACCAGATGGCGCAATACCTTCTGAGACATGAGCACCTGTCGCGCGAAGAGGCGTACTCATGAAAGACATCGCGGTGGCCATGATCACGATGGATCGCACGCCGACGCAGAACTATTTGCGCGAGACGCTGCTGAATCTCCAGCGAGCGGGCGTGTTCGCATCAGATCGCCTCAGGTCATTCGACCTGCTAGATTCAGGGTCGCCGGGTCTGGCGGCGTTCCTATGCCGTGAGGTGCCTGCGGGCGTTGACGTGCGGGTGCAGTCTGCGAAGCGCAGTGCAAATCGCAACGCAGCGACGGCACTCCGTACAGGAGCGGAGAGCGGCGCGAAGTGGGTACTTTTCCTTGAGGATGACATTGACGTGTGCGGGTCGTTTCTAGATGGTGTCGGTGCATGGCTCGATGACGTGACTTCAGGAGACCACGGAGTGTATGCGGTGTACGCCTTGGGCGCGAACTACACATTTGTCGCGGATGCCGCAGAACGAGGTTTGCACGCTGTGAACTATCCTGTTGCGGCGTTCTATGGTACGCAGGCGATGGTGTTAAGACGCGATGTGGCGGTAGACCTTGCCTCGTGGCTTGAGGCGCACGAGTTTGATCTCAATCCTGATGGCATCGCCTATGATCTTCATATGCACCAATGGGCAAAGGCGCGGGGCATAGAGGATTTTCTCGTGGCTGCGCCGTCGTTCGTGCAGCACATCGGGCGCGCGAGCATCGTGCAGCCTCGCGCCGAGACGCATACATTTCCGTCCTGGCCTGGTCGTGAATGGACGTACACACGGAAAGAGAGGGTGGCGTGAGCCGGAAATTGCTGTGGGTTGGCGATGCGTGCGTGAGTTCAGGCTTTGCACGAGCGACGCACTACACGCTTGATGTGCTTCGCCGCACGTGGGACGTGAGCGTGCTCGGGCTGAATTATCATGGCGATCCGCATCCGTATCCATATCCGATCTACCCGTGCTATTCAGGTGGCGACATGTTTGGTCTGGGGCGTATGGTAGAGCTGATCGGCAAGATTAGGCCGAACGTCGTCGTAGTGCAGAACGACCCGTGGAACGTCCCAGCGTATCTGCAGAAGGTCGGTAACACGCCGATGGTGGCAACGCTCGCGGTGGACGGCAAGAATTGCCGTGGGCGCGGGTTGAACGGTTTGGCGCTGGCGCTGTTCTGGACTAAGTTTGGTGAGCGTGAAGCGCAGCTCGGCGGCTACAGCGGGCCGTCTGCCGTAGTGCCCTTGGGCGTGGATTTGGACATCTACAGTCCACGAGATCGCAGACAGGCTCGAGAGAAGATTGGCCTGCCGCTGGAACTGAGTAATGCGTTCATTGTCGGCAACGTGAATCGCAACCAGCCCCGCAAGCGGCTAGACCTGACCATCATGTACTTCGCGGAGTGGATCAAGTCGCGCGCCGTGAACGACGCATACCTATTCCTGCACGTTGCGCCCACAGGAGAAACCAATGGGTATGATGTGAATCAACTAGCGCAGTACTATGGCGTCGCGAATCGACTACTCTGTGTTGAACCAGATATCGGTCACGGCGTTACGGAGGAGCGGTTGGCGCTGACCTACTGTTGCCTCGACGCGCTGATGAGCACGACGCAGGGCGAGGGGTTCGGGCTGACCGCGCTAGAGGCAGCGGCATGCGGCATTCCGCTGGTATTGCCCGCTTGGGCCGCACTTGGCGAGCTGTTTGTCGACTCCGCATTCATGGTTCCGTGCACGACGCTGGCTTGCACACAGAACAAGATCAACGTAATCGGCGGCGTGCCAGACAAAGACGCGACTATCGCAGCGCTGGATGCACTGTACGAATCGAAGCACGGCCAGATCTGGGCGCGATGCAAGCAGCGCGGTCTGGCGTTGGCTCGGCAGGACTGCTACCGCTGGGAGAACATCGGTCTGGCGTTTGGCGCGGCGCTTGACGAGGCGCTGTATCCGATGCGCGTCGCACGGGAGGTGGCCAGTGTCTAGCGGTGCCAAGCTTAAGGGCGCGGATGACATAAGGCGCACACTGTCTGTGCTAGCTGAGCGATTCCCGCGCGAAGTTGCCGCGTCCGTTTATCGTCGCGCTGAGGAGATCATGGCACGCAGCAAGAGCGAGTTCGTGCCAGTAGCAGAAAAGGGTGGGGGCACATTGCGCGCATCAGGCCACGTCATGCCGGCTAAGATCGAGGGCCGCAAGATTAGCGTGACGATGGGGTACGGCGGTCCGTCCGACGCCTACGCTCTGGCCGCGCATGAGCATCTGTCCGAGTTCTCGCCGCCGTCGTGGCGCAGCGCTGAGGCAGACGGCAACGGCGTTACGTTTCATCCGGAAGGGCGCGGCCCCAAGTATTTAGAGATTCCGCTGATGGGGGCGATACCTACCATGGCGGAGGACATAGCGCTAGACGTGAAGTTGAATAAGATGGTGAAGTGATGGCATTTGAAGACGATCTAATCGTGCGGCTTGTGGCGCGCGGCGTAGGTGTCTACGGCACTTCCATTTTTGTATCCTCTAAGGCTATAATCCCGGATGGGGCTGGGCCGTACTTGTCGATTACAGCGACGGGAGGAGCAGGGCCGTTGCGCACACAGAACGCGGTGGCGACGCCTGCGTACCAGAGGCCCAGCGCACAATTGGTTGCACGCGCAACGACATATGCGGCGGCAAAGACCATGGCGCGGGCCGCGTACGATGCGCTAGTGGGAGTACGCAACGAGGCGATCAACGGCGTGTACTATCGCGAGATCAACCCGGTGCAGGAGCCATTCGACCTGGGGCTGGACGTCAGAGGGCGCGCATGTAGCGCGTTCAACGTATCTTGCGTGAGGAGACCTAGCTAACATGTTTCCAGTGCAGCCCGCGCGCCACAAGGCTTATCGTGGCTATACTGACGCCGAATTTATTGGCCAATTCGGCGAGGGTGCGCCCTTGCGCGCGTTCGCGTCTAATAACGCGCACCGACGTGCTAGTAAGTTTGGAGCCGTGGACATCTTCGCCGAAAAGAGGGTTGAATGCCCCTTGTACGCGCCGCCCTTTGCTGATCATGTCGTCCACGTTGTCCTGCTGCGTACCAAGCCACAAGTGGGTGGGTCTTACGCACGGCTTGTTGTCGCATTTGTGAAGGACCTGCATTCCGGGTGGAATAGCGCCGTAAGTCAGCTCCCAGGACATGCGATGTGCGAGCACAAGTCGCCTATCCCGAAGAATTACTCCGTAGCCATGTGGTGCGTGCAGAGCACCCACCCATTTCCAGCATTCGCCGGTTTTGTCGACCTTGGCCCAGAATCGCGCGGCCATTGGAATTGTGTGGCAGATTTTGTAGCAGGCGCGGGAGCAAAAACGCTTTCCGCGGTTCAAGGGACGCCCGCAATTGTGGCAGTTGCGTATAGGCACAGTGCGATTGTACCACATTGTAACCGTAGTAGTCAAGTAGGCAACTCCGCAATAAAGCGGCCGTCGTAAAGGAGAGGCAGCAATGAGCGATACCAAGACAGACCCAAGACCCGATCATCACCAGGACCGTCCGCATCCGTATCAGGACACGGGCACCAGCAAGCCCTATCCGGCGCCAGGCGGCGTTGGGACTGGAGTTCCGGAGGAGAAGGAGGCGCCGACGCCGGTGACCCCGGTGCCGCCTACCGCGCCGGGCAAGTAGGTGCCTGCCGTCATAGGCAAGTAGCCATTTCGCACAAGGAGAACAGACATGAGTGACGCCATTTCCTCGCACGGTACCATCGTAAAGCGCAACGGCACTGAGATCGGTGAGCTGCGCGACATCACGTCGCCTGCGCTCACGCGCAATACGTTCGATACGTCGAATCAGAACGATGACGACGACTCCTACGTCGTCGGCATTCGGCGCAAGGGCGACCTGAGCTTCACAGTCAACTGGCTGCAGAGCGGCGAAGTGACGCACGGCAGCGCGTCCGGCCTGCTCAAGGCGTACACCAGCGGGTCCAAGGACCTGTACGAGATCGATTTCCCGGATGGAGCCAAGTGGATCTGCTCCGGCTACCTTACCAACCTCGCGGTCAAGGCGCCCGTCGACGGCGAGCTGAGCGCGGACGTCACGATCAAGCTGACCAACGGCATGTCGTTCACGCCGTAGGCACGGGATGCGCGTTACTCATG